ACAGACACTACACCTGAGTTCTTAGCTATAAAGTCAAACAGTCCGGTGACAACTGGCACAACCTTTTCTAGGATTGGCAACAAAGCGTTTCCAATGGCTTCCTGCATCTCACCAAAAGCTGCAGCCATCTTTGCCGAGGCAGTTGCAGTAGCAGCAGCAGTGCCACCAACCTGAGTTTCAATCTCTTTTAGGATTAGATCCTGAGCTCCAAGCACATCGGAAGTGCTTTTTAGTTGCATAAACAATTCATGCTGTGCAGGTGTTAGGTTCTCCCTAAAGAACCTGGCAGTTGACTTTGCACCTTCTCCAGCCTTTACCTGAGCCTTTATAAAGTCGTTGTATGATCTTTCATTCTCAAACAATCCAACAGCTACTGCTGCAGAAGCCTCTCTGGTTTCTACCATGGCCTTGACCATGTTCTTCTGCTCTTGGGTAAGCTGAATACCCATTCGGGTTAGGGCTGTGACACCCTTGATTGGATCATTCAGAGCTTTACCCAAAGCTACTGCGTTTGATTCTGCTGATCCGAATCCTGTTGCTGCCATGTCAATAGCAGCTAGGGTAGCTCGGTCCATTGCTCCACCCATGACATCGGCAGTTTTAGCAAGGTTTCTAAAGGTGAGTAGCTTGGCCTGTGTTGACTTGATTACCTCATCGTCAACTGCAGTCTGCTTCATTGTTGCGTCTGCAAAGTCCCGTAGTCGCTTAGTCACTGCATCGGTTTGAGTCCCAAACAGGTTCATTGAGTCAGCAACGCTGGCAAGTCTGCGGTCAGCAACCTGGGCATCCTCGGCTGCTCTAACTGCTGCGGTGCCAAGGGCTGTCAAAGCTACAAGGCCAATCTGTGCAGCAGGGGCTAGAGATCTAGTGACTGCCCCAAGCTTCTCGATAGGAGTGTCGAGTCGCTTTAGTTCTCTCTGTAGCTTGCTGAATCCTTGAGCATTGAAGTTGCTCAGGATGTTGATTTTTATGCCGGCCATTATCGGTTCCCAATCACTTCAATGTTTCTATTGAGCTTGTTGGTGTATTGCTCAACACCCTGCAACACATAGCCCTGAATGAATGGAACCGACTGCTCTGCCTCTGGGTAGATGTATCGAGATGGGCTCATGCCTAAAGCCTTGATCATCTCTTGACCCTGAGTAGTGACAGTGTGCCTACGAGTAGTGCCTTTCCACTCGTAGGTTCTTGTGGTCTGCAAGCGTGTCTTACCCCCACCGCGACCTGCCATGTCTGCGATGCTGACTGCTGCACCATTCACAATCACCTGGAGAAGGGGTGTTGCACCATCCATGCCAGCTCTAGCATTACGACCACTTACAACTGTCTTAGTTGTAGCACCACGCCAGGCTGTTCGGCCATTGTGCCTAAAGCCTCGGATAGGTGCAAGCAAAGGGATGTTGCCCTGAATCCTACGACCAAGGGTGTCACCGGCTCGCTTCATGAAGGCCCTAATCTCAAAGAATAGGTCTTTATCAACATCGCGGATCTCGGCAAGGGTTTCCCTAATGCCGTACACCTCGACTGACATACTCTTTATCATTATTGCCTCATCTGTTCTGCTTTGCCCTTTAGATACATCTGCATCGTAAAGAGCATACGCTCGGACTCTTGTAGTAGAGCCGAGGGTGCAATCCCTGTTTCACAGGCCAAGTAAGCGATCAGGTAGTGCTGGCTAGTAGCTCCTAGCCCCTTGATCTTTAGACTTTTGGGTCTGCATCATCGCCTGAGATTGTGTCCAGAGTTTCCACAAAGTCCTCGAAAGACTTGTCAGTCCTTTTAGCTCTGCGGAGCGAGTTCCAAACAATGAAGCTCAGGTAGGTTAGGCGAGGGTCCGACTGGATAGTCGTGATGGCCAAGTTGTACTTCTCTTCGAAGGCAATAAAGTCTGGGGTGCCAGTGACAACCTTTTCTTTATTACCATCCACAAACTCAACTATGAATGGGATTTGCATGGTCTTAGGCTGTTGCCCTTGTCAATGCACCATTTAGAGGCCAGGTCACAGATAGTGTGGCGAGGTCACCGATGGTTGAGTTGAATGGGGAATACTGGGTCACAAGGTAAGTACCAGTGAAAGCAGGGTTTGTTGCACTTGTAGCGGTTCCTGCTGGGCGTACTGTCACTGTGGCGTTTGTGCCTAGTAGTGGGTAAAGAATTGTGTCAATGGCTCCTGCTCCAAAGTCCTGGTGGAACTCTAGGGTGATTGAGCCGGTCTGCAATCCTGCGATTGCGGTACGGAATGTTGCACCAAAAGCGGTAGTGTCCTGAGTTTCTACTTCAATCGGCAATTCAACCGATGCAAGTGAGGAACTAAAGTCTGTGCCGTTGATTGTGACATTGTAGTTTGTGGCGATGAACTTTGGCATTGTTTGTTTTTCTCCTAGTCGGCAAACACATCAACAGCGAACTCCGCTGCTAGGTATGTGCCTTCGTTTAGCTGGATGGGGGTGTAGTTTCTCATTTCAGTCACTCGGCAATCGTAGGCATTGCCACCAAGTGTCTTATCTGATTCTACTGCGTTCTTGATACTTGATGCCCCTGTGGATGAGCAGTAGTTGTCAAGTGATCGCTGTGCTGTTCTCTCATCGGCTCGGCCAACGATAACAACAACGACAAAGCTGTATTTGGTTAGACCCTTAGCCATCGCCTGGTTGTATTCAACTGTCACAGGTCTGACTAGGGCGATTGGTGGGTTTGGGTTGTCCGGCATCTCAGGGCTGGTTCTTAGCCCAACGATGGTGCCTAGGTTTGTAGCAATAGCTGTCCGTAGGTCGGTAATGCTTGCCACTATGCAAACCTGATTCTGCGTAGTGGGTCAACAAGCTGGGCAACATCTGGGTCGAGTCTGTTGCTAACTCGCATGATTCCGATGTCCGAGATACCTGCGACCCCCAAAGGTGAGTCGAGTCGCTTGTAGATCCTCGAGGCCTGAATGACTGTTGCCTGGGTGACTGAGATTGGGACTGCTGACCAACCCCAAACACCTGTGACCTGCACAGTTGCCTCTTGCTCGAACTGGCTGAATAGGTAATCTCCAACAGCTCTAATGCTTGTGAAAGGTGAGATAAGTCCATCAGCTCTGCCGTTTAGTGGCTCAAGCTGGTAGTCGGTTGCAGTCCAAGTAGTGTCAAAGGTGCTGTCATCATCGGTCATTGTCTTTAGAGTTGTCAGGCTGATTAGATCGTCAATCTCTGTGACAAAGCTGTCGCTAGGTGTAAAGACCCTAACTGCCGAGCCAGATGAGTAGAAGTTGCGGTTGGCGTATCCGTCAATAGCCCTAGAGCCTGACTCAATAGCCATCTCCAATAGTGGGTCATCAACGCTGTCTGTGATTCTGAGTGCTGCTTTGACCTGAGCTAAGGTGGCGTAGCCGTTAGTAATTGCCATAGTTTTCCTAGTCTATCCAATCAAAAGGATACTAATAAGGCTAGTCCCAAGAGTTCTCTCGCCTTATCTTTAGGGACCACTCGCCACCATTTAGATTGTTTTCAGCTCGCCTTTTCTCGTAAAGTCTGCCGTTTGTTGCAAAGGTTGTCCTATTTTTCTCACTATAGCCAGATGCAAGAGTTGAGCTATTGTCGTGGTTGATCCTGGCATGAATACGCTTTTTAGGTATCTGGTGTGCGTCAATCATACGCTCGTAGTCATTGTCATCAAAGTAAAGGGGGTAAAAGAGCTCACTCGCCAAGCCAGCCTTTAGTATCACACCTTCACCGATAGCTACAAAGCACCAGTCCGGCTGGGCATCTACAAAGTTCAATGCCTCAGTATCTACCTCGTTATGTATCTTTTCAAGGCTTCCTGGTGGACACCAAGTATCCTCAGAAGCAAACATCCAATAGGATGCGTGAGGTGTTGCCTTGATTACAAAGTTCATAGCTGCTGTTGGACCAAGACCGAATGGAACTTGAATCAGCCAAAGGTTCTTTACAATCTCTGGCTTGACTGGCTCAAACTCTCTCTTGCCAGAGTTGTCAACAATGACTAGGTGCTCGACTGGGTAGTCAATAGAGTCAATCATCCTTTGAGCAAGATCGTGTCTTGCGTAAGTTGGGAAGGCTAATACTGGAATCATTTGAGTAGCTTCTTTAGTACCGGCATCCAATGGTTCTCCCAGACTGTCTGGATGTCAAACTGCTGTGCAAAGTCAACAGCGATTGTGGATACACCTCTCTGAGCATAGTAAGCCTCTTTGAGGGCGTTGACAAGGCTAGGGATGTTAGGTGTCTGCCACCAAGCATCTTGCCCTGCATCCCAAGCTGGCTGTCCATCGGTAAGCCATGAGTCCTCGCTGATTAGGTCAGGTGTTGCTGCCCAGTTAGATCCGATGATTCTCGTTCCACAGCTCATGGCCTCAAGTACCGGCACCCCGAATCCTTCCCCATAGCTAGGGGCAAGTAGCACATCCATCCTGGTGTAGATGGCTGCAAGGTCTTTCTTAGCCATGCCAAAGCGGTAGTCCTGTGGGTTAGGCAGTAGCACTTTGTCTTTTGGAATACCTAGTGATTGCAGAATCTGAATAAGATTCCAGCCACCTGCCATACCATAAGGGTCAGTGTGGAGATACAGCAAGGCATCTGGTTGCTGTTTAGAGAAGATGCTAAAGGCCATTAGCAATTCGCCAAAAGCTTTTCTGTGAACCAGACCCGAGGCCTTGTTAGCTGCAACAACTCCAATGAGGAATTGGTCAGGCTCAATGCCAAGGTAATCGTTGATTGCGTGGTTGCCGATTGTAAAGGTCGGCTTGTAAACCTTAGTGTCAACAGCGTGAGGCACATACTCACACTCAATGCCCTTAGCCGTCATCTGCCTAACACCATGCGGTGCCATCGCGATAGGTGTGACATTGGGCTTGCGAAGCCACTGCTCAACCTTGGGTGGCATAGTCATGTGATCTAGTGGAACCCATGAGGCAATCGGGAAGTTGTCATAACCCTTTGCTTGCATAACCCAAACATCGTAAAGGCTGATAAACAAGTTTGGCTTGTCAGGGTTTGCGGTAATAAAGTTTTGATGATCTATCGGTGCAGCATCGTTGCTGTAAAGGTCAATGCCTCGAGGGAAGTGTGGGACTTTTCCATGAGGTGTTTGGATGGTTGTCGGCACACCTTCGAGGCCGTAGTTAGACAACATCTGGACATCGAGCCCAGACCTTTTGAGATTGTCTAGCAAGTGTGTTGCTTGCTGGCCGTATCCGGTTGGGGCGTTATAGCTGTTTGACCAAAGGCTGACAGCTCCGTTTATTTTCTCTTTTTTAGTAGTAGGCATGGCCTAATCCTAGCAAAAGACAAGCCCCAAGCGAACCTACACGCTTGGGGCTTGTCAGCTTATTTAGCTAGGGCTAATTACTTACCCTGGTAGAAACCAATGTGAGTTGCGTGGGTTAGTCCACCATCAACTCGCATTAGGCCTCGGTAGGTCACAGTGTCAGTGTTGAAAGCGAAGTCAGCTGACTGGTCAACTCTCATTCCACCTGCAACGCGAACCTTGAATGATGGAAGGTGACCAAACAGTACAGATTTCGCTGCTGTCCCGACGGCCGCCACGTTCGGGTTCTCGAAAACTGGATAGCCGAGGAGTTGTGCTGGCTGTCCGTTTACTGCGTTGTCAAGCCAGATGTAGTTTCCTGCACCATCCTTGAGCTTACGAGCTGCTGCGATACCGGACTTGCTCATCTGGAAGCCCAGTCCTGGAAGGACACGAGCACCATCGGCGATTCCGTACACTAGGTCAACCAAGTCCTCGTATGTTGCAGCGAAGTTGGTTGCGGTTCCACGAACTACTGATCCAGCAGCAGCGGATAGCTTTGT